GGAGCAGGAAACTGGAAACCGCAGTTGGGGCATATCTTTGAAGCTGCATGAACCATCATTTGGCACTCCGAACACTGCTTTGCAGGAGCCTCGCCATCGCCGCCAGTCATTTTATCCTTTGGTTTTACCTTATCAATAAATCCGTGTCTTTCTACATTTTGTCCGTAATCAAGTATGAGACAATCAGTTTTACCTTCTGCAATTCTAGTCCCGCGCCCTACCATCTGGACGTACAAACCTGCCGAAGCGGTAGCCCTAACGAGACAGCACATATCAACTTCTGGATGATCGAACCCTGTCGTCAATACGTTGACATTAATCAGGCATCGCAGATCACCACTCTTAAATTCAGAAATAGTTGTTTCTCGAAATGAACTTCCATCTGCGCCCACAACAACCCCAGCAATAACACCCTGCCGATCAAACTCATCTGCCAGCATATTAGCGTGACTCACGCCGCTGCTAAAAACCAACCAACTTTTCCTGTTAGCTCCAAGCCTGATTATCTCCTCGACTGTCGATGTAACCAGCTCTGGATCGGATGCTGCTGTAGCTAGGTCACTCTCAATAAACTCACCACCGCGCTTGCCAACATTGGTTAAATCAATCTGCTTAACGCCGCCTTTGGATATAACTGGTGACAGGTAGCCTTGCTCCATCAGCATCTCCACTGGTATTTCGTGGGCTATGCCATCAAAGATCGCGCCTTTGCCTTTGTGCAAATAACCGCTGTCCAGCCTATATGGGGTGGCCGTCAGCCCCACCACTTTCACATCTGGATTGCAGGTTTTTAAATCTGCAATAAATCGGTTATAACGTGTCTCAGTGTTTTTGGGTAGGAGGTGCGCCTCATCAATCAATACCAAATCAGGCGCGGGAACTATGTCAAACGCCCTCTCCCAGATGCTTTGTATGCCTGCAAACGTAATTGGTCTGTCTAAAACCTTCTGGCCTAGCCCTGCACTGTAAATGCCATAGTCTGCCTCTGGGTACAGCTTTAGTAACCCTTTGGCTCCTTGCTCCAGAAGCTCCTTAACGTGTGTAACAACCAGAACCCGTGTGCCGGGAAAGCCCATCGCGTCTTTAATTATCTGCGCTATGATAGCTGTCTTTCCCGATCCTGTCGGAGCAACGATCAGTGGGTTATCACCAGCCTTGCCAGCCCAGTAATTGTACAGGCCATCAACAGCTTCTTTTTGGTAGTCTCTTAATTCAAACGTCATGGGACAGAACTCTTTTTTCTACTTTTAGCCTTGCAGCCACCGCCTCGTTCATCGTGGCAAAAGTTCCAAGATTGGTCTTCCTGCCATTAATATTAGCAGAGGCTCTCCATTTATTTCGGTCTTTCAAAAAACTCACGCCCTTAACACCCGATGTGTTTGATTTGCTCAACCTAGTATTCATAGCCTGTTCACTAGCCGTAACCTCACGCAAATTTACAATCCTGTTATCACAGCCGTCATGGTTAATATGATCCACAGAATTAGGCCAGACAGGGTAATGACCGTGATACAAAAAAAATCCAACGCGGTGTGCAAGCAACTTCTTTTGAATGCCGCGATAGGAAGAACTACCCGTTAAGTAATCACACGTCGATCTAACTGTCCTAACACGCCTGCTGAAAGCTGCCCTGCCACTGCGCTCAATATTGTATTTAGACGCAGAACCCGCCGCACTCACAAAAGAACTACCCTCACCTGTATCATAAAAATCTTCTGGCAATCTATCGCAGGCATAAATAAAACCGCTCTCAGAATCATATCGATACAACCTACGCATTAACTCCAAATCTTCCCACCAATTATGTTCCATTAACAATTCCCTCCAAAAAATCATTGGCATCTTCAATGGCCGTTATGTTGTTTTGATGCTCCTCTGCCTCCAAGGAACTCTTTACCAAATGTTCAATAATTATCTCAGCAACATTTGATTGTATGGACAGCCAGTGGTGTGCCTTCTGTCTATGAATCAACAGATTTATTATAATAATTGACATATCTTTTGTGGTCACTTTGTCAGGGCATACGTCCAACATAATCGAAATAATCTCTTCTAGATCTTTATGGTCCATCACTGCATCCTTTCATCAAAAATAGCTTGGCTGTTGTTCTCGTTGCGAATAACCTCGCCAGTGTCCTGATCCTCATATTCCACAAACGTATCACCAGCATCCGTAACTACAAAATCTTTCGGCATGATCTGTGGGATGTATAAATGTTCCTCACACGTCTGGACTGGCTTGCCCTTCGCGCAGCTCCACGTTCCATCCTGCTCTGGAGTTACATGGCTACAAGTTCGGCACGAAACCTCTGGTATCTTGCAGCCATGACAAACCGACCAGTAGCTACAGAACTTGCACTGCCAGTTGCTTGGATCTTCGTGCAGCTTGGATGGTGGCGTGGCGGCAAACACAACGCGCTCTGCCTTGGCCAGCAGTGCCTTGGCCTCTGGCTTGTCTAACTTGATCCGCTCACCGTACATCTCATCGTTGTTCTTGTTGACGGCAAAGAAGTAGCACCGATCCATGTCGCCCAGATACATACCGATTTGGCATTGCGCCCAATACACTGGCTTGCTCTTCTGGCATCCCAAGTTCTTGAGAGCCTTAAAGTTCTTGTCGTTCATTGTCTTGAACTCTAAAGTGTGTGGCTTTTTGCTTTCGGCAAATCCCTGACCAACGCCGTCGAGGCTCAATGCAAAATGGCCACCGCAGCCCTCGAACCTGATCTGCTTGCCAGTATCTGGGTCACGCTCCCAGACAGTAACGCCAACGGCCCGTAGGTTTGCCACGATCCGATCCTCTTCGCGGTCACCCGTCTCGAACAGGCGAAGCATACGGCCATCAAAGCTGGGCCTCCATGCATGTCTAAATTGATACCACAAAGCTCGACTGCACTCGTTCCCAATTTGTGATCCACCTAAGTGTGGCCGATGCTCGTTTTTGCGCTGCACCTTATAGTGCTGGTAAATCGCCTCAATCGTTTTTGGGTTAGAGTATATATCAAGTTTCATATGGCTCTCCTTCTATTCATAAAATGGGGCAGACTTGCCACCCCATCCTTCAATAGAACTCTACTTCTTCCAAGGTGGTGTGCTGGCCCCAGCAGATGCCGTGGCAGCTACAGCCGCAGGAGCTGGAGCCGTAGTCGCCCCACCGACTGCGTCATAGCCCTTGATCTCGTTAGACGCGCCGTACTCTCCCTGTGCAGGTTTAACCGCAACTTTAATCATCAGAGGCTTGTCCATCAACTCTTCACTGTTCTGTGGATTGTTGACGCCAATAGAGCGGCAGATGCTTGAGAGGCTGCGCTGGGCAATCTCTACTGCAACTGAGTTCGGGTTCTTTAAGTTCAAACGCTCAAATACCCTGCGACCCTGATGCTGGCCCTCAATGACTTCTATAGTCAGTTGGAGATACGAACCAGTCTGTGCCTTGGTTGGCTTCTCCTCTGTTTCGGTAATAACAGCTTTGTACCAATCCGCTGGGATCGGGTCGTAAGATGTTGCTGGTTCAATTTCCAGCGCGTTGAATCCATTTAAGTCCATTTTAGTTTTCCTTTTGGTTTGGTAAAAATTGGTTGAAAGGGTTCCCACCATCGAACGTAAATGGAAGGGGAGAATCTATATTGAAGCGATTTTTAGTAACTGATGATGCCTGCGGAAAGCACAGGATCTCACGCTCACCTGTGGAGATGGCACGTTTCTTATCGCCATCGCCGCGCGTAAATGTCTTCAGTCGGATTAGACCAACTAGATCGACGTTGTCAGTCCAATGTCCTTGAGACTTTTTATGGAGCTTCAAGACGTATCGATTGTAAGGGTCCATATCAGGAAGGGTCAATGTCTCGACATCTGCGTGAGCTAAGAATACCACGTTCATACCGCTTTCATAAGCCAAACTCCCCGCATATTCCCGCACCTGCCGATGAATCTCTGAGGCAGCACCGTACCCCGCCCCGAACCCTCCAGCCGCTTGATTTATGCTCTTGGCTTTAGGATCGGCTGCAACTATCTCGCTTTCGATCAAGGTTGCCAACTGAGTTATGCTGTCAATAACCAGCGTCTTAAACTCATGCTTCTCTGTTCCAAGAGTTTCAATAGCGTCCAATACTTCCTGACTGGATGTCGCCAGTGGGAACAGGCTGACATTATCATTACCTGTCAGTGACGCTGTGCCATCCTCAGTTCTGATGAACACAACTGGCCCCGGCATCATTGCTGCCAGCGTGGTTTTTCCCATCCCGCCCTCGCCGAAGAGGGTCATTATGACCGGACGTTGTCCTGTCGGCTTCGACAGTGATTTTAAATTAATAGCCATTGCTATGCTCCTTGAAAGTTCTTGGCCCATACACGCTTCTGTCTTAAAGAAACTTCGAGCCTTTTAATTAAATGAATAACTTCTTCC